GCCCGCGAGGCGCTTGGCACGTGCACCACGATCTGGCCAAGCGCCTCGCGGGCATCCTCCGGCAGCGCAGGCTTGGCCGGGTAGGTCTCGTTGTGGCGGTTGACGTACCAGATGGCCTTCTCGATGTTTTCCAGCGGGTTGCCCTTGGCATCGCGGCGGAACAGGTACTTGAAGGCGTTGCCCAGGCAGAACGGCAGGTGCTCGGCTACCTCGATGCACTCCACGCCGCTGGGGTGGCCGGTGTAGTGGGGCGGGTGGTTGACCATGTCGGCGGCGGCATCGGGCTGCTCGTCCAGGTCTTCGCGCTGGATGGCGTTCCAGGCTGCAGCAGCATCGGGCTCTGTTTCATGCATTTCGGTTTTCTGGCAGTCGCCGTGCCGGCACTTCACGCCGTTGACGAAACGGGTGGGCCCGGGCTCCGTCTGGCGCGGGTCGGCATAGTCATAGGCGATCGCCGTGCCACCGCACTTGCAGCAGGGCAGCAGTTCGACCGGTGTAGCGCGTTGCGGGATCGCCTCGGCGGTATCCAGCGTGCCGTTGGCCGCTGCCTCGACCCAATCAACCAGGTGCTGGGCATTGGCGCCGTCGTCGCCCTGCAGCGTCATGCTGTGGCGCTGCTCGCGCAGGTAGAGCACTGCCTCGATCTGGCCGCGCTGGTCTGCTGTGCCGATGGGTTCGATGGTGATGTCTGCCCGCAGCTCACGCGCGGGCTGGGTGAACAGCAGCGTTTCGCTGCCGGCGTGGCGCGTGAGCATACCCAGGGCGGCGGCGCTGCCTTTGGTGAGGGAGTAGAGGCTCATGCCGCACCTCCGGGAAACGGCCCAAAGCCCTGGTAATCATCAGCGGCAGGCAGTGTGTTGCGCTTGAGCTGCGGCCTCCCGCCGGCGAGCACGATCAGCTGGCCGGTGGCCTGCTGGATGCTCGCGATGGTGGCGGGGCTGTTAGCGGCTGCCGGGTGCAGGAACACCGGGCAGCGGGTGGTGTTGTGACGTGCTGTGTCCATTGTCGCGTTCCCTTGGTGAGTGGGTACGCGGCAACATTAGCGGTTGCTAATCGGCGAGTCAATAGCAATTGCTAATGGGTTGATGTTTACGTCTTTCCTGGGCTGGATACGCCATGCCAAGACTTCAGTAGGAATGGAGAGTCGGTGATCTTGGTGACTGCTCTACTGAACTTTTTCAACCTAAGGGATTTATAGTCCAGCGGCCGTTGCGCATTCTCGGCGTCCAAGGTTGCGTACTTTCGGAGCTCGCCGAGAGCAAGGTGTGGCATTTCAAAAGCGCGAAGCTGATGCAGTTGCTTCAAAGCGGAAAGGCAGCGGCGATGCAGATTGATTAGTTCGTCCAGGCGCACGGAAGAGTTTGGTTCAGACCAAAAGCTAAATACTGCATCTTCGAAGGATACAAGCGCCACATGGCATTGATCGATGGCTGAGTTGATTTGATTCTGCAGGGCGAGGTTGCTGGCCTGCCGGCCTTGAATAAACCAGCCTAACGAGCTAATTGCATAGCCACCTAATCCTAGAATGACTGTTGTTATCCAGCCAGCCCATTGAAGAAGTGGGGCGGAGCAGTCCATTTAGGAAGCGCGCTTCTGTGCTTCATCGAAAACATAGCCTTTGATCTCGGCTATTAATGAGGGGTCTTCCTCAGAGATCAGATTGTCACAGAGCGACATTGCATCGGGTACAGATACTCCCGCTCTAATAAGACCGCCAAATGCTTCTTCCAGAAATGAAGAGCCATAACCTGCGGTGCCATCCAAATTTATGGTTATTTCTGAAATTGGATACTTTCTAATAGCGGGAAGCAAGTGCTCTTCACGGAAACGCTCTCCCGAATAAACGCCCAATGTTTCATGGCGAGGGCCGGGAAATTCCGTGAAGTCTAGAACTCGGATAGTGATCATTACTTGAAGTCCTCGGCGGACAAAACCCATTCAATAATTGTACCACGGATTGACGCCCGGTAATTCGACACGGATTCGCGGTGATTCGTTCCCTCCACAAAGCGCTGAGCCCTGTCTTTGCGCATCCGGCGGCACGCTTCCCCGGTCAGTGTGAACGAGCCTCGATTGCTACGTATAGAAAGCTGGGCAGAAGGGAAAATTTCTACGATGGAGCGAAAGTCTTGGCCGCCTTTTCCTCTGTTAGACAGCTCGGTTCGAGTGCGCCTAACATATGTCGACGCCCTGATGAGCTCTCCATCAGAATTATCGGCTATGCCGAAGGTCTGAGCGATTTTTGACAATAAGGTATCCGGGTGTTTTATTGGTAATGTAACGGGGATACCAACGCCTAAGTCGCAAACGATCACCGATATTCTTTCTTCATCAATCCCTACTAGCATCCACCAGCGGTCGTCTTTGAGTTTTAAGCCGTCATCTCTGTCAATAGGGTATGCATGCTCCACGCAGTTGGCGATGGCTTCTATTGCCCCACGATACATCTTTCTTCTTACCTTGGGCGGTACCACATCTACCAGCGATCCTAATAGTGATGCGGCCAAGCTGCCGTCAGTAGTATTGCCAGAAAGCTGTCTCCAGCGCTTCACGCTTGCTTGGTTTGTAAGCTTTTGCGAGGTCTGGTTGATAAGCTTAAAAAACCCTATTTGTTTTAATGCGCTTTCAACCATGTTAGGTATATTTTTATAACTTCCCTCATGATGTGGGGGAGGGAACGAGCACTTGATCGTGGTATCTGGGTATGCCTTTACGATTCGATCGGTTTCCGCAACTAGCAGAAGGCCCGCAGCTGCAGTTATACGATGGGTTCCTTTAAAGCTAATGAAAATGTGTTTCTTGGTTTGAGCGGCTCGCCTAAATTTCTCAATAAATTCAACAAACGATTGATGATTCTTTGAGCTGTAAATATCTAGTTTTGAAGGGGCCTCGATTGGCGCTTCGTATGCTGTTTTTCTATTGCGCCGCTTCTTCCTTCTATTCGCTAACGCTTCTAACCCTTTGGGGCGGATAGAGCGCAGAAATCTTTTTTGTCCAGCGCGTTGCCAGTGTTTCAGCTTGGTTCTATCGAAGCGTTTCATGTGACATCCTTGGCATTTTATTTGGCCGACTAGAGCTCTACGATTTTTCGCCGGGCTCTAGCGCAGACCATCCACTCTTCGTTGAGCTTGATGTATTTTTCTGGCCAATCTGGATTCGTGGCGTGCAGGAAATGTTCATTGCCGTCACGGCAGAGTTGTTTAATGGTGACGGAATGGTCGCTGAGGCGCTTGGCGAGAACGATGTGGCCCGGTGACCACGGAAGGTCCGGATCGAACACAACCTTTTCTCCCGGTGCGAGCTTGGGGTACATGCTGAATCCATTTACCACTAGCACGAAGGATCGCGGTCCTGCGGGCCCGCCAGCTTCAACCCATTCGTCGGCATGACCAGGTTGGAAGTTGTCGACGGCTTCGCAGAACTCCCCTGCCTGCACTTCTCCGATCACTGGAAGCATCCTCTGCTTGTTGTACCGCCCTGTCGCGTCGGCTACTGCTGCGCTGGTGGCCATTTCCAGCTGTGCAGTTATTGAGAATTCGGCGCCGCCCGGGTCTGGCGTGTCGCCTGAACTTGGCGCGGTGAGAGTGCCTGGAAGTAGCGCCAGCTTCGCTTCCAGATTGGCAGCCGCACGCTCGCCCATGTTCCTGTGGCCGTTCAGCATTTGCGACAGGTAGGAAGCGTCGAGGTCGTACCGATCTGAAAACTCTTTCAGCGTTGAATCGCCGATCAGCGCTTTCAGCGTGGCTATGCGGGACTGGTAGATATCCATCTCCTTATGGTGGTTTGCCGTTAGCAAACTGTAAATTACTGTTTGCTATTGCGAATCCCATTAGCGATTGCTAATGTGAGCCTCCAATGGAGGAACACATGACTCTTCTCGAATTCATCAGGCCGCTGGACAAGCAAGCGCTGCTCGCCCTCGCGAAGCGATGCGAGACGACGCCTGGCCAGCTGAAGCAGGTGGCTTACGGCAATCGGCGGGCAAATGCAGCGTTGGCAATTGCGCTAGAGCGCGAAACCGCTGGCGCTATCCGCTGCGAAGAAACGCGTCCGGATATCGACTGGGCTTACCTGCGTAATTCGGCTGGCCCGATCGAGGGGGCCGGCGCTAGCAGGCGCGCCCTGCAGCGGCGAGGCGAAAGGCGCTCCAAAGACCGGCGGCAAGGGGAACGCCGCGAGGCCGAACGCCGGGCGTAACTGAACATATCCCGCCGACAGGACACAGCACAGCAACAACCAAGTATCACGGCGGGAGCCGGCCCGAGAGCCTCACCAGCGCCATCGGGCCGGCGCCGGGCAAGCAGCCCAGAAGCAAAAAAGCCTGTCGCTACGGCGGCAGGCTTGTGTAGAGGCAGGAACCAAGGGCAGTTCACTCACCAAAGCGTCAGCCCTGGTTCCTGCGGTCCGGTAGTCGGGTACCACCCCGACCGCCTCAACCCGCGACCCGAGGACACAGCACGTATCGGGAGGGTCGCGAGCTGTAAGCGAACTGTAGGGCAATAGCCCTGCGGTTGGCTACAGCGTTAAGGGGGCATTAACGCTATGAGCCGCAAGGATCTATTACCGGGCGCTGGCCCGGTGCTGAACACCCGCCAGGCGCTGTACCGCGCCACGCGCGACGCAACAGGGGGCCAGAATGCGGTGGCGCTGACCATCGGCATGGACCCGGACGAGCTGAACAAGCGCGTCAGCCCGAACAACAACCGCCCCATTCACCCAGAGTTCCTGGAGGAGATCGTGGCCGCCACGCGGGACCCGCGCCTGCTGGCGGCCCTGGTGCGGCCGGCAGGCGCGG